GCGGCGGCTGCTAAGATCCTGTTTCTCGTTAACCCGAACGGCACAACTCGTGCCCGGACACTTGCAGAGTCACCTAACGGTGCAATTAGAGAAGGATCGGCAAATGATGTCAGTGTATTGCAAACGCAGAAAGCGGCGGATTTCAGCGTTGCTTTTAGTGCAATCAAGCAAATTGAAGATCGGCTTTCGTATGCATTCCTCCTCACCGAATCAACTATACGCAATGCGGATCGGGTCACGGCTGAAGAAGTCCGACTCGTAACGCAGTCGATTGAAAAACAACTGGGTGGGATTTACTCCGTACTGTCTCAAGACTTCCAACTTCCAATGCTCAAGCGAGTGATGAAGCAGATGTCCAAAGACAAAAAGTTGCCATCATTGCCGTCCGACAAGATCGTGCCAACCATCATTACTGGTGTGGAGGCATTGGGTCGTGGTTCAGACTTGAACCGATTGGACAGTTACTTGGCTGGCATTGCACAGATTTTGGGTCCGCAAGCAATCCAAGAATACGTCAATGTCTCTGAATACCTCAGCAGGCGTGCTGCCTCGTTGGGTATTGATCGTCGTGGTCTTGTTCGTACTCAAGAAGAACTTGATCAGATGCGGCAACAAGCCGCTATGGCCCAAATGGCCCAACAGGCTGGACCGCAAGTGCTTGCCAATGCGTCCGACGCCGCAACCCAACAACCAGAACAATGAGTGACCATCAATCCGTAAACATCATTCCCGACAACATGGAGAACGCTCCATCGTTGGAACAAGAAGCCGCAGCAATGGAGCAACAACTCGGTGAGCCGCAAGCCCCGCAAGAAGTCGAAGTTGACGAATACACCGAGGAACGACCCGCGTGGCTCCCTGAGAAGTTCGACTCGCCAGAAGCCCTCGCAGCCGCCTACGCCTCCCTCCAATCAGAGTTCAGCCGAGTAAGAGGCGAGCAGGTAGAAGGAGAGGACTACGGTGAAGAAGGTGAAATCCAGATCGCACCGTTTAGCGATGAAGACATGATGCCCTTCACAATGGAGTTTGAGCAAACCGGCGACTTGTCTGAAACCTCTCGACAGGCGTTGGCGGAGCGTGGCTTACCTCGTGAAATGATTGATCGTTACGTCGAAGGCATGCAGGCTCAGACCCACCTTGAGTTGATGAATGTGTACGACACAGTGGGTGGAGAAGACAACTACGCCGCTATGGTTGACTGGGCTGCTCAGAACCTTGACCCCCAAGAGCAAGAATCCTTCAACCACATCGTTACGACTGGCGATCAGAATGCGATGATGTTTGCAGTAAACAGTCTTCGTGCAAGGTGGGAAGCATCTGGTCAAATGCCACAGCCTCAGTTGCTGCAAGGTGATTCTGGGTTTGAGGGGGCATCCGAACGCTTTGAGTCCTTGGCTCAAGTTACTGCCGCAATGAAAGATCCTCGGTACAAGACAGATTCTGCATACCGCCGGTCTGTTGAACTTCGTCTTGCACAATCTCAAGTCCTGTAAGGAAATCACATGCCTAATAAACCCGGATACAAAACTACAGAATTCTGGCTGTCTCTTTGTGCAGTCGCCCTTGGTGCGGTCATCGGATCAGGAGTCATTCCTGCGGACGGACCTTGGGTTCAAGTCGTTGCCTTGTTAAACACAGCCTTGGTAGCCATGGGCTACACAGGTTCTCGTCTGACCCTTAAGAATGGAGCCAAGTAATGAAGAAAAAGATGACTCCCAAGCAAAAGCGTTTGGCTGCTCTTGCTCCTCCTCGTAACAAAATCACCAAAGCCGACATCATTGTCGGTGCAAAAAAGAGAGGCGGTAAGAAGTAATGGCTTACGGCAAACCTAAGAAACCAGTTCCGGTTAAGAAACCTAAACCAAAAAAGGGGTATTGATTATGATGCACGGTAAACGCAAAAAGAAAAAAGGGTCAATGCAAAAGTTCTTGGAAAAAAACCAAGTTTTCAAGAGCATGGAAAAACCAGCCCCTGCTCCTGCTCCTGCTGCTCCTACCGCTCCTCGTCCGATACCAACACCTAGAACAGTTGGCCCAACTGGTGGCTTGTTGCGCAGTCTTCTCCGTATTCAAAATGCTATGGGTGGCGGCTCGGCTGCTAACGCTAGGGGAGTTGGAGCGAGTCTTGGTCGAAAAATTGAATCAACTGTCAGACCCGTTCCCGGCCTACGACGCGAGATGGAAAAAGTAAACCGTCGCGTTCGTCAGAGGTTTGGTGCTAAGTAATGTCTAGCCCAAAGCCCACCAACCCTGCCTTGTGGTCACGAGCAAAAGCATTGGCTCGCAAGAAGTTCAAGGTGTACCCGTCTGCGTATGCCAACGGCTGGGCGGCTAAATGGTACAAGTCCAAAGGCGGCGGGTGGCGTGGGGGTAAGAAATGAAGCATGCCAAACGCTCTGACATGAAAATCAAGGCTGACAAGAAAAAGTTCAAGCCACACATGATGTTCCCTAAAGGTGGCGGTAAGCCTAAGTTTGCCAAGACCTACGAAGATCACATCCGACTTGGTAAGCAGGGGTACGGGCATACGAAGCCCAAGAAATGAGTTATCAAGGCGGTCTTCGGAAGTGGTTCAAAGAGGACTGGCGTGATGTCAAAACTGGGGAGAAGTGTGGTCGCAAGTCAGCCAAAGGTGGATCAAAGCGTCCCTACCCAGCATGTCGCCCAGCAGCCGTAGCAAAGCGACTTACGATCAAAGAAAAGAGGGCCACTGCTCGTCGCAAGACTGGTAGTGGTCGTGTCAATTGGCAAATCACCGCATCCGGTAGAAGGAGAAAACGTGGCAATTAATTATCGTGGCGAAAGATTCTCCGGCTACAACAAGCCCAAGAGAACCCCCGGCAAATCCAAGAAGTTTGCTGTGTTGGCAAAGCAGGGAAGCAAGGTTCGATTGATCCGATACGGTGATCCCAACATGAAGATCAAGAAGAACATTCCCGGTCGGCGTAAGAACTTCCGAGCAAGACATGGCTGCGACAGCCGACCACCAAGCAAACTGTCTGCTCGATACTGGTCATGTAAGAAGTGGTAAAATGTGGAATGCGTTATTTACTGCTTTGTTTCAGGTACTTCTTCCATTCGTACTTGCGGGCAAAACCGCCAAAGACGCCACTCGTCCTCCTGAGCATCACGCTTGGAAGCGTCGGATGTCAGAGTTCGAGCGTCGTATTCGTGGAAGAAAGTGATGGACTCGTGAGGCTCGGCCCCGATGTCCGTGGAAAAGTCTACTATTGGGATGGTGAGGGATGGTCTCTCTCGTCCTCTGTAGTCCGGTTACCAGAAGGCTGGTACGCCGGATCTTTGAATGGTTCTGAAGAAGAAACTTGGCCCGATGCGTCGGATAACTGAGGGACTAAAAGGAAACCATCAACTGTTTTAAGGGTTTATTGAAAAAGGAGTCACAATCGTGGCATATTCAATTTCTAGCCCCAACCGTTTTGGTCAAAATGCGGCCAATACTGGTGCAGGGGTTGATGCACTTTTTCTCAAGGTTTTCAGCGGCGAAGTCCTGACCACCTTTGAGGAAACTAACTTGATGATGGGTCTGCACCGTGTGCGAACCATCGCTAACGGCAAGACCGCTCAGTTCCCAGTGACTGGCGTTGCTTCTGCTAAGTACCACACTCCCGGTGAAAGCGTCTTGAATGACGATGATGGTGCAGGCAGTCAATACTTGTCCTCCATCAATCACAGTGAAGTCACCATCTCTATTGACGGTGTTCTCACCTCGTCCGCATTTATTGCTGACATTGATGAAGCCAAGAACCACTACGATGTCCGTGGAATCTACTCCACCGAAATCGGACGGGCTTTGGCTTACCACGCGGACAAGGCAATCATGCGTACTGTTATTGCAGGGGCACGAAAGACCACTGACCGCTTTGGAACGGCTGCATCTACTTCCGCAGCAGTTGAAGCAAGTAAGTACCTCGGTGCTGTTATCAACATTGATGGTGATCAGGCTGCTACGGCTACTCACATCAACTCGGAAGGCCAGTACGGCGTTGATCTTGACCAAAACTCCGAAGGTAAGCAAATCTATGCTGGTATCTTCAAGGCTGCTAACTTGATGGACAAGAAGAACGTTAGCCGCGAAGGTCGATATTGCATTCTCAGTCCAGATGACTACTACAAGGTGCTGACTGAAAACTTGGATGCCATCAACCGAGACTACAACCCAGAGAGCAACGGTTCGTTGTCCGGTGGGCAGTTGGTCGAGATTGCTGGTATTCAGATTCTGAAGTCCACCCACCTGCCAACTGCTGACGAATCTTCGTCACAGGATTCAGTCTTGGGCGACAACGGCATCAATAACGATGTCTTCGGCGTGTCGAAT